TTCTTGTAGGGCTTGTAAAGATAGTCAACGATATTTTCATACTCCTGCTGTGTGATGTATCCACGGTCAATGTATCGCTGCCCAAGATAGGTGATTCTGTCGTGGTCCATGCCAATCACTGCATCTGCAATGTCAGCCAGCTTCCCATCTTTCTCTTCCTTCTTCTTGTCATGACGAGATACAAAGTATGTAATCAGGGAAGTAATTGAACCGCCGCAGGCACCGATCAGTGCCGCAACCGCATTACTCTCTGCCGGGCTCAGCATCATCGTTCACCTCTGCCGTTCACGATCGGCCAGTCATTAGGGTAAAGATAATGCAGCGCACATACACCGTCTGATTCCAGCGGACAATCACATCTGTGAAAGATGTCGCGGTGGTCTGCACAATAATATGCAATATCCTTTGCACACTGTGCGATATGCTCACGATCAGCAATATTCACCGGTTTACTTGTGCTCATAGAATGCAATACCCTCCAGGGTCCACCCTGCCCTTACGAGTGTGTCTCTTTCTTTTACATCTGCAGTGAACATATGTCTTCCGCCATTTTTGTTGTAGATACGGAACACTGGCACGCGGTCATCTCCAGGCTCTGCAAAGCATTTGAATGCTGATTTCTCAAGTGACCATTTTGCAATCACAAGGTCTGCCAGTTCTTTAATTTTTGTGACATACATATGCTCATTCCCGGAATATAAACGATATACATCAACATCACCGGCTTCATGCCATGCTATACCTTCATATCGCCATCCGATTGACGTTAGGTCATATACACCACTAGCATTCCTGGTGAAGAAATGCTCACCAGAATTAGGGTTATACAGTCTGTAAATGCCATTCTTTTCATCTACTTTTACACCTTCATGTCTTGGCTGCGGAGTGTTTTTAGTGCCACAATATGATGTCCAAGCGGCTTTATCACCATAGAACTTGTCAAGATCCAACCGCCCTGAATATCCAGTAAGGGCGCCACAGCTGGAATACTGCCTGATAGCACATGTGTATGCTCCTTCATTCCATGGTGTTGTCTGATAACCGGTAGGCGTATAGTTTGCATACTGAGCGATCCACAGACCATAGTCTCCAATGTCTGCAAGTCTCGTTCTAATGGAAGCCTGACAATAAAGCATCGGCTTTACGCCTGTTTTCTGTGTAACATAGTTCAGCCACTGTGAAACCCATGCACGTTCTGATGCTGATCCAAACAGAGGATTGTCTGCCACTTCCCAATCAAGACAGTAAATGCATTCGCCTTTGAATTTGGATGCAAATGTGAGGAAGTGTCGTGCTTCCGCAATTACATTTTTCCCTTCCGCATAGTGGTACAGTCCCACCAGCTTGCCGGACGCTTTAGCCTGATTGTACTGCCTCTCCCAATCACTTGAAATGTAGTCCGTTCCTTCCGTTACCTTGATGATAACAAAGTCAGCCGGTACAGCACTAAGGTTGATGCCGTACTGCCAGTTAGAAATGTCAATTCCGTTCAGTGTCATGGTTGTTCTCCTTTCACGAAAAAGGCAAACTATTCATCTGCCTTGTGTTCAGCATCAAGTTCTTTTTGATGCTGCTTGATCTTCGCTTTGATGTGTTCAGCGGAAGCATCGAACTGCCATCCGTTGTTCCAGTTTTTGATCTTGCCAACCGGAAGATCGAAGAAGATCGCAAGGATCTCCTTCACTTCCTGTGATGTTAGGTTTACCGTTTCAGTCATGCCGGAATCTTATCCTCCGGGAATCTCTCTTTATATGCAGATTTCACGGCGTTAACGAATGCCACTTTTTTCCCTTTCAGATCATCCCATGTCATATATCCGTCATGAATTCTTCCAGCGATAAAATATGCCATATTACCCCTCCATGTTCTCCATGATTAATTCCTGAAGAGCTGCGTCTGATGCCTTCCGATCAAGATACTGATCCCAATCTTCTTTTCGGATCTTCTCTTCGTCGTATGTATAGACTACATGTTTTTCTTTTGTCATTTCATCGGTTTCTTCTGTCTGTTCGATGTTTGATCTGTAATAGTTGTAGACCCTTGATGATGTGGTGTCTGTCTCTTCCGGCTTGGTGTTCGATTTAACCTGATATCGCATACCTGTTTTCCTTTCTCTTTGCCTTGTCCGATGCTGATACTTTTCGCTTGCATCTTTTAATGCTGACATAGGGCTTCACTCTCTGCTGATACATTCCGTATGTGTCGGAATGATCAATTCTTCCGAGATATGAAAGCATCTGTCTTGCGTCATACGCGGTCATGTGCTGTTTCTTTGAGATCCGCTTTGCTTTTCGTGTGCATTTCAGCATGATCGAACGCCTGAGAATTGTTCGATCACAGAAAAACCTATATCCGAGAAAATCAATCGCTCTTCCTCTGTGCTTTCCATCATTGCCAATGTAGTCACGTCTATAGACCTGCCAGTTCGGTTTGATTTCCATGAACAGCTTCGCATTGATGAAAGTTTCGATCGATTTTTGTGCTTTGTGAAGTTGGCGTTTGCTGTGCGACATGAGAACCATATCATCGACATACCTGTAATAATGCGGAATGCCGAGCTGTTCTTTGATGAAGTGATCAAGTTCTTCCAGATAAAACTGTGAGAGCCATTGTGACGTATAGAATCCAAGCGGGATTCCCGTTATCTCCGACCGGATGATTCCGATCATCTGTTCTTTCTGATTGCAAGAGCAATGAAGAGAACGGATCACAGTGATTGCATCATCAATCTGATCGAATGCGATCAGCTTCTGGATCTTGAACCATAAGATTGTCGGCCTTCTCTGAATTATCAATTCAGACACATAATTCTCTTTTGCAAAGTTAAGAAGCTGTCCGAGTTTGTCATATTCAATTACCACAAACAGAAGGAGAATCACCATCGGATCTTTGATCTTCCGTCTGAGATATGCTTTCAACTTCTTCCGTCTGATTGATTTAAAGAATTGGTGAATATCCAGGTACAGAACATATTTTGTTCCTTGTGGATCATCCCGGATTGCTTTCTCGATATAGTATGCACATTTTTCAGCACCGCGTCCCGGCACCGATCCGTATGCATGTTCATACATTCCATGCTGAATCACCGGTTTGATCATATTGACGATCATGTGATGGATGATCTGTTCTTTGTCTGTCGGAACCACAATTAACCGTTTCTTTCTTGTGATCCCATCATATATTTCAATCTTTCGGTGATACGCGTTATAGAATGTTCTTAACCATTTTCTGATGAGTGGGATGTAGTTGATCGGATTCTTCTTCATGTCCTGAAGAAGTTCGTGCTTTAACTTTCCTTTAGTGGCGTCACAGATGGCCGCCATGATTGCCTCATCAGAATCATCATACAAATGCTTGTATGTTTTCATTCTCTTTATCCTCTCATCCACGTTCGGTGATTATGTTGAACCTACCAGCAGATGCTCGCGTCAAGTTAATTTTTACCAAGCGGTAAGGATAATGATCTTCATTCAATATTTGAAAAGTTTGGATAAAGTTAGCGCGGCCCCATTGTTCCACCAGGCATTCCCAAAGTCATTGTTCAGATTGACATAGGAGCCACAGTTGGAGCTGTTGTCAGAGTTGCCACCATCGAAGATCAAGACCCTGTTATTTGACAGCGTTATGCGTGTATGCAAGGGGCACCTTACGGTTCCCCTTTGCAAACCCATCCCTTTACGCAAGTGGTTTCAAAGAGAGCGCGGCCCCATTGTTCCACCAGGCAAGCCCAAAGCCATTGTTCAGATCGACACAGGAGCCACAGGTGGAGCCGTCGGCAGAGGAGCCACCATATAGGGCATAGCAAGTTGCTGCCTTATCGATCCAGTAATAATCACAATAATAAGTTTTATCAGAGCCACCGACTTCTGCCGGAATGTAGATACCCGTTGAATAATCATATTTTGTTACATATCCACCATCAGGCATAGATGTCGGCCCAGCGAGATAACCGGTTCCGTCCGAATTGTAATCTGTTGCGGTTGACCCGTCAGCCGTCCCGCGCGTCAGTTTGTAGAAAATTGCGCCTTTCTTATTGATCAGACCAGCCGTTCTTCTCCACTGGCATCCCCAGAAGTTTTCCATTCCAAAGACCTTAACCGCATGAGATGTATCGGAATAGCCGAAGAACATTCCCATCTTATCCAGTGCGCCTGTCTTGTAAGCCTTCATTGCGGATTCTCCGCCAGATGTTAAGCCCTGACCATATGCGCCTTGAAGATCAGTTGATTTACTCATCAGCCATAGTAGATAGGTGATGAGCATTCTGTCAGACACGACTTCCGTATACCATCCGTCACCGTTGTTCTTACATGCTGTCAGTTCAGCAGACCCGGAGATATTATTGCTGATAGACTGCCCGGACAATGAACGCATCTTTCCATTTGCATCCATTGATCCGTTATAGATTGGCGTGAAGAAATGATCAACGTGCTGATTGTTCTGATTGATGAATGACCAGTCATGATATGTGGAATCAACCTTCTCATCTGAGAAATAAATAGAAACGCCTGTCGGATCTCCGGAATCCGGGACGGCCTTTCCCCATATCTTTTTTCCTTCGTGTCCCCATTCAATCATTGCATTTCCTTCATAAGAAGTGTTTGCTACATCGGACGCTGTGCCGTCTTCCTTCTTCATGAAATCATCTGGATCCAGATAATAGTCTACTGTTCCGTTGAATTTCACCATACACGGACGTGGCATGAAGAACGCATTTCTCCATGAACCATACTCGAACACTCCATTCGTGAAATCCATGTATGCCGGAGACATACCGACCGCATCTTCCAGATAGGTGATTTTTGATAGTGGATCAGATTCATTCGATGTAATGTGAAATCCATACAGAGTGTACGGTTTTCTCTTTGCAAATCTTCCGATGGAATCCGCGATTCCTTTCAATTCATTGATAAGATTGATTCCATCTTCGTGGTTAATGATTCTGTCAGTATAATCTGCCATTATGCTTTTGTGCCCTCCTTGTAGTGTAAGCAAATATAACCCTCTGAATCGACCATGAAGCTGAAAGAAGTGGCGCCTGCATATCCTGCGGCCTGATCTCTGTAGCCCTTGGCCGCTGTAGCCGAGTTAGCTGATTCTGTAGCGCTGGCTGCGGCTGCCTTGGCGCTGTTTGCCGCGGCAGTGCTGGAATCATTAACCGCCTTTACGCTGGCTGTCTGCTGGTCCTTCACGGCCTGTACGCTCTTTGCCTGCTGATCCGTGACCGCCTTGACTGCGGTATTTCCTGCAGTTGTCGCGGCGCTGTTAGCGTGGCTTGTAATGGCTGCCTTCTGCGCTGTTGTTTCATCATCTATGGCCTTCACGGCCTCTTCCTTGGCCTGTCTTGTAGCCGCCGCGTAATTCGATGCATTAGTTTCAGATGCCTGGGCGTTTGTTTCGGATGTCTTTGCCGCTGTCGCACTACTAGCGGCATTTGTTTCTGACGCCTTAGCCGCCGTGGCAGACGTGGCCGCCGCTTTGGCGCTGGCCTGCACAGAGGCCAGGTATCCCGCTGCATTGCCGGCCGCATTCACGGCTGTATCAGCACTTTCTTTTGCCTGATCAACATATCCCTGAGCTTCCGCTGTCAGCTCCTGCATACCAGCTCTGTCCAAGGTTTTGCCATTCAGGGTTTTAAGCTCCGCCAGAATTTTCTGCCCGGTTGAGTCAAGGACCGGCGGATCTGTTAAAACTGCCATTTAGTCACCTCCCTATTGCTTTGTATATGAAACACATAATTTCCCATCGACAATAGAAAAAGGAAGGTCAATGTACTCTTCCTGTAGTGCAATAATCGCATCACGGTTAACTGTAATACCTTCCTCCATCTTGTTTAGATTTGCCTGATTAATTGGCGGCGGGTTGTCGTTCTTGTAGTAGATCTGATCATACTTATCAAGTTTATCTGGCATACTATCAACCTTCTTTCATCTCTTCCCCCTTTTGTTCTCCTTCTGGCGCTTTCACATCAGGCTCGCCGTTTTCGATGCTCTGTACCTGCCTCAATATATCTGTCAGCACAAGGTCAACAACCACTGCTGGCAGCCTGCTGTTGTTTATGGCTGATATAACATCATTACGCAGTTTGTTAACTGCCGTTGTTAATCTATCCATTGGCCCTCCATTATTTCAAGAAATGGAACGTTGTATTCTCTTTGCTCCACCCTGCACTTTTAAACGAACTAATTTCATCATCAGCAACAAATGTATAAACATCAATTCCATTAATCCGCTTTGACATTCGCGTAATATGCACCTGTTCATATCTGCCCGGATAAATATAGGCAAGTGACCCTCTATCATTATCTGTCTTTAATCTATAAGATGCTGTTCCACCAAGTTCTACATCCCAATCTAGCTCTATGGCGTGATATGTACCAGATTGTACTATCGGGATTCCTACTGCATTTGTGTCGCTGATTACTACACAAGGTGTAGCACGGTTATATCCGTTAGGTATTTTATTTGTTTGAATAACAGCGGCATTACTGCTACCATTCCATGAATAAATCATCAATCCGCCAGATGTGCTATCAAGCAATTTTTTCCGCCCATTCCCATTAGAGTCATACATAGAGCTGGCATAAATATCGCCTGATATGTGCACATTGCCATAGGAGTCAAGTTCGAAATTTGATGAATCAATTACAATTGTGTTTGACTTAAACTTTATTTTTCCGGATGTGATTGTAACGTTAGTGCCGTCGTCTGCAAATGCTGACCTTACACCGGACAGATCAATCGTCTGGGCTTGCTCAGCACCGTCTACTGTAAGCTTTATGCTGGCTGATTTACCAAGTAAGCCATCGCTTACAGATAAGCTGATCTCACCAGCTTTCTGGCTGATCGCTGATTCTAATGTTTGCTTGTCAGCTGCCGCATCGGTCTTTGTCTGATATGTCTGCGATACTGTGGATGTGATACTGTCAGCTTTCTGGCTGATCGCCGAGTTCATCTCGGTTGTGGTGCTGTAATCATCAAGTGTCTTGCTGACTTCACCTCTTATTTCCGATGCAGTCTGTCCAATTAATGACTTGTTAGATTCTATTTTGCCGTTCAAGTCCTGTGTTGTCAGTTCATAATCAGATCGAAATTCATCAATATTTTCGACTACCTCATGCATTCGGCGGTTCAGTACTTTAATCTCTTTGCGATTGCTTCTGGCTGTGTTTACCGTGCCAGCCTTGCCTTTGACATCCATTTCATCGGTCAGCAGACCATCACCAGACATTACACGATATAGCAGATAGAATGTACTTTCGTTGCCTTTATACGTCATTATCTTTACCGGATCACCGCACTCAATATAGTTCTGTGCTTTCATCGTTGCTGTAAAAGGCTTATAAGCTTTACTGCCAATATTAGCAAAGATATTTTTTGCTATTTCCGTATTCTCAGCTGCTGTCTTGTCATATACAAGGTAATTGCCCGTAATGATATATGCAGTTGCTTTATCACCGTATAACGTGCCAATGTCGTCATCCGTCGCCTTTATCTGCACTCCGGATATTCCAGGTGCTTCATAGTCTGCGATCGTCGGGTCAGTATCCAGCAGCGTGTATGGAATTTCGGCCAGATCGGCACTGTGAGTGATGGCTGTCATGACGTTTTTTCTGTTGGTATGGAAAAAGATCCCGCATACCTCCTGAATCATGCCAAGCAGATCTGAGGCAGTCATGCTTTCAACAATGACATTCTGACTAATTTCTACGCCAGAGTTTGTCCAGGTATCCGGCAGATCATAAGCAGCATCAACATGATTACACAAGGCGATCAGTAGATCATGAACCGTAATCGGAAAAGTGATCCCGGTATTCCACCAGTCTGTGATGTCAACGCCAATGAATTTCTGCATATCATCGTAGGCTTTGATCTTGGTGAAATAGTCACCTTCTAATTCAGTTGAAGCGATTGTGAAAGTTCCAAGCGGGACCTGTTCCTGCCCGACTGTCTGATATACATAGACGCTCTGTCCGAGCAGATCTTTATAGTTACCATCAACGCTCGCAAGCTCTACTTCAAGCACATTGGATTCAACGCTGGCAAAATCCAGCGTTTCCTTTGAACACAAAGCTTCCGTGATCTTGAGCGAACCGCTCACCCAGCTTTTATCGTCAAACTGTTTACCCTTCGGATACAGGGTTTCAGATGGATACAGCGTTTCACTTGGGTACAGCTGATCGCCAACAAGCATTACTATTGGTCCGGGCAGCAGAGTTGACTGATAAATCTGCTTTGCATCATCAGATATATTAATCATACTGTCCTCTCCTTACTTCTGGATGAAACTAAGGGAAACATCTTTATAAGTTATCTCCCCTGTATCCGGATCAACCCGATGCTTTTTGAATTTAAGATCTGATCCCGTATAAATCGTTATATCTCCGTCAGTAATATCATGGAATTTGTAAAATCCCTGCGAATCACGTCTGCAGGCGTTGTTAAGTGCATCAAATTCCGCTTTTGTCATTTCGCTCCACTTTAATTCAACTTTTACAACATTCCGCCGAAGCCATACAGAGTGTGCTTCGCCCTTTCCGTCTCTCCATGACTTGCCGTTCATGTCTTCTAACGTGTAATCAGCATCTTCATCCGGGGTTGGTAACGTAACGCCATTTACAGCATAGTAATATCTTTCTGCCATATCATACCCCCTTCAGAATCGGCTCTCCCGTTCTGTCATATTCGGAATTCATATAATCAGCCGCCGCTCTGCCAACATCAGATGTCAGCAGTTTCTTTGCTCTGACAACATCTATCAGCGTACTCAAAGCATTGAGAATGTCTCTGTTATCAGATCTGGCATCATTGAGATCATCAATTCTGTCAATGAGTTCCTGAATCTTTTCCATGACATTCTGACGGTTGCCAGACACATCACTGCTGCCGAATGCAGCAGGAGTGATCTTGCCAGTCGCAATATCCGGGCTGACAAATGGTTCAATATCACTGCTCATCATGTCGGCTAGTTTTGACATAGCTCTGTCCACTACTGGCATACTTGCAGTAATATCATCAGCAAAGCCATTCATGAAATCCGGGCCCCAAGTATGGAAGTTTGCCAGCGGGCCGATATCAGGCTCAGAGAAATGCAGATATGAGCTGATCGTGTCAGCAACATTTTTAACCGTGCTTTTCACTTTGTGGGCAATGGAACTAATTCCGCCAACAAAATTATTGATCAAATCACGGCCCCAATTTCCTGCACTTTGTACAACATTCGTAATAGGTGATGATGCAGCACTCATGATTTGTGACATTGTTGACCCAAGGCTGCTCATGCCATTTCTTATATTGGTAATAAATCCATTGGCAAGGTCTGACGCTTTGCCAACAGAATCACTGGTAAACGATGCAATATTTCTCAGGTTATCTGCATTGCCAGAGCTGATCTTGCTCTTTACATCATCAGCAGATGTCTTTGTATTGCCGGTGATTTTTCCCCAGGCTGTACTGATACTGTCCTTGATGCTGCCCCATGTATCGGAACTGCTGCTCTTAATTTCACCCCATTTTGTTGTGATCTTGTCTTTGATTGTGCCAAAGGTTGTTGATGCATTGTCTTTGACGTTGCCCCAGACAGTGCCAAGCCCGGATTTCACGCTATCCCATGTTGTTGACGTATTGTTCTTGATCTCATCCCATTTTGTTGACACAGAATCTTTAACAGTACCAAAGGCAGTGCCGGCATTATCTTTGATAGTATCCCATGCAGTGCCGAGGCCACCTTTAATGTTTTCCCAAGTTTCGGATGTCTTCTTCTTTGTCTTATCCCACACGTCAGCAATGGCATCTTTGATATCTCCGAACACCTTTCTGACATCATCTGTTTTTCCCGAGATTCCTTCAGTGATGCCGTCAACCAGATATCCGCCAAGTTCTTTCATTACCGTTGATGGTGAGTGAATGCCAAATAGGCTCTTGAATCCATTCACAAAGGGCTGAACAATATGCTTATCGATCCACCCAATCGGATCATCAAAAAATTCCTGTAATCCTTCTGTGAAGCCATCCCAGATGTCAGATGCTGCCTGTTTAATTTCTGACCATTTGTCTTCACCAATAAGGGCATTCATGAACGGATCAATAATGTTTTCCTGTACCCACTCAGCGATATTAACAAATCCTTGACCGATTGCCTTCAGAAGATTACCAGCTGTCTCAATCCAGTTTTCTCCCTGAATACTTGTATCCCACCAGTTTTTGATATCTTCACCAATATTGCCAAAGAAACCGCCAAGGAGCAACGCGAGAGAGCGGAAGGCGGTACCTAAAAGAGTGAAGAAGCTTGTTGCAAGCCCGGCATAATCAAGGTTTCCAAAGAAATCTTTCAGATTTTGCCAAGCCTGTGCACCAACCTGTGCCCAGTCAATTCCGTTGAGCCATGTTGTAAGCTCATCCATAGCACCTTCAAGGCCCTGACTAAGCGCAATAGCAATCTGCCCATAATCCAAGTTCAATAAGAATCCGCCAACAAAATCTATGGCATTAGTGAAGATCCTTACCAGCATGCCTCCCAGATCGCGCCATGCCTCCTCAACATTCATCGCTGCAATGGTGCCATTAACAAATTGTGCAAGATCCTGACCCCATGCCGCGGTATCCAGATTGCTGATAAATCCATATCCGAATTCGATAACATGAGCCAGATTTGTTCCAAACTGCGTACCAAGTGATTCCCATTGAATCCCTTCAAACAGACTGTTCACTTTATCCGCAAGTAGTTTACCGGCGCCTTCCCAGTCACCGGCATCTATAGCGGCTTTCATCTGATCAATGAGAGAGTCACCGGCAACCTGAGCGGTTTCAAACATTGAGCCATAATCCATGCCTCCTCCGCCCCCGCCGCCAGAGCCTCCACCGGCACCAGAATTCTGCTGCTTTGATATGTCATTGAACTCATCAATGGCGGCAAGCTGACCTTCTTCTGCATCAGTCGCCTTCTTCGCCGCTCCGGCAACGCCATTTGTTGCCTTAGCATACTGATTTGCGCCCTTTACCGCCTTTGTGTATGTCGATTTGCCGCCCAGCATGGCAAAGAATCTTGCGATCCAGTTGCACGCGGTAGCCAGAGCGTCAATCAAAGTGGTAAGGATTGGAACAACAGCGGACAAAATAGGCTCAAACGCCGCTGCAAGTGCATTACCGGCAAAGGTAGCACTTGTCTGCAGTGCATTAATGCTATTGGCTGTCTGCTGCGAATATTGCTGCAGGTTGCCTATTCCGGCAGAAAGAAACTGTCTCAGCTTGTTAAACAGCACATAGAGAGATCTGATACCAAGAGCATATTTGAATACTGTTCCGATGCCGGTTTTAAGTCTGCCATTGAACGTATCAAGCCCCTTGTTTCCACCCATCAGGCTGCCAAGAAAGCCTTTGATCGTATTGCCGGCAGTTGAGAAACCATTTTTTAATTTCTGAAAGAATGAACCCTTTGGGGCACTACCGGAGATCTGCTTGCCAATTTTGGAAGATGCATCAGAAATGCCATCAACAGCATCTCCGGCTGTAGTCTTTCTGCTTGGCGCAGCCTTGGTCATTGCAATTGCTTCATTTGCACGTTCAATGTCCTCACGCAGCCTTTTGGCCTCGCCATCGGCTTCCGCAAGCTTTGCGCGTAATCCATTGTCCTTAAATCCTGACTTTTCCCAGGCATTGTACAGTTTATTGCGGTTTGAGTCCGCAGTTTTCAACTGGGCATTCAAGGCAGAAACCTGTGCCTTTAATTTTTTCAATTGCGGCTTAACGTCATCTGTTTTGATCTTTGTGTCAAAAACAATGCTGCCATCAGCCATTACATTCCGCCTCCTTTCTATCTGAAGCGCGCATTAAGTGCTTCTCTGTATTCCTTTTCTTCTGTTGTTTCTGGCTTCTGGATATCAACCAGATCCTTATTGCGTGAGTAGTACTCCTTTTCCCAAGGTTCAAGTTTCTTCCCCCTGGCACGTTTTGAACGAATATCGACGACTGTCGAAAAAAGGCCATCCTGAATCTCATTGAAATACCCAAGAAAGGTCCACCAGTGACAGTAAGGCTCCGCTCTCAGTTCTTTGCCGGCAATGTGATTGATAGATGAGAAGATCATCTGCTCATCCTTCTGCCAGTCGATTAGCTGCGGTACGGCTCTCTTCTTCTCATCATTGTCTTTCCCACCATTCAGAAACCACATACTTTTTTCAATTGCTTCACGGTATGCTCCGTCTGGTATGTTCCTGATCCCAATCAGAGCATCCAGCATGACAAATCTTTTCTCCCGGTTATTCAGATCAGGATCATTCATTGCCTGAATAATGATTAAAGCTATGCGGTAGTCCGAACGAATTGGAATATCTCTTTCGTCTATGCTTAAGCTAACAGGAAGTTCACCAATCATTTGCCCGCTCTGACCTGCGCCGGCGGCATGGGCCTGTCATACTGGCTCTTGTATTTTCTGATATGTTCTTCTGATTTTGCATTTTCCTTCTGCATTTCCGGCTTTACAACGTCAAGGAACGCTTTCATGAACCGCTCATAAATCGTAATGCCGTCCACGGTCGAAAGCGGATTCTGTTTACCGAAAACGATATTTGAAGCACCCGGATAGAACACAGCGTCAAATTCATGACGCATGATGCCATTCAGTTTTCTAACTGGCTCTGCATATGCAGCAAGATCTGCTGTGCCATCGGGGTTCAACTCAGCATCCTTGACTCCCTGAACTTCCTTCTCCATCATGCGAATGCTCTTCTCAATCCGGTCAATAAGGCCAATATCATTTACATTGATCTTCAGCTTTCGGTTTGCATCACCGTTGATTGTATATTCTCTAACACCGTCGTCAAAGTTTAAGCTTCTAGTATTTTTGTCTGCCATTTGTCCTCCAATAAAAAGAAAAGGGCATGCTTCATATTCAGTTGATAATTAAGACATACCCATTCAATCAGTTATAAATCAGTAATGATCAGCTGCCAGATCCTGTTGCAGTTGTGCCGGCAGTAAAAGTCTTGGACGTCTCGTTAAACGTTCCCGATGTGATGTCCCCAGTTTTGTGTACATTGAACGGGATTGACACACCGGCAGTATCACCGCCCATGGAAGTAACTTCAATAATTGCGTCTTCCTGGTCTGCCTCATACGCTCCGGATGTGCCCTTCCAGCAATACACAGTAAGCACCTGAGTCTTGCACTTGTCTAACGTCAGACGCTTTCTGGCAATGTTTTCCAGCCATGCATACAGCTCATCTCCAACATATGCATAGTAGGGATCAACGGATCCGGATACCTCATAATCAGTAATCCTGATCTTCTCCTTGCCGAGGATGTTCTTTTTCTTATCAACGTTTGCGGAGAATTCCTCTTTATACTCTTCCAGGTCTTCACCGAGTCGCACCCACTTTGGCGTTTCGCCACTCGGATCGGCATTGATGTAATGCGCAAGATATTTGCGCGGCACAGCTTCACCAGCTGCAAGCTTTTCCAATGTATCTGCCATTTTTTATTCCTTTCTGTCAGTCCGTAACCATACGGATCTTGTACTCTACTGCAATCTGAATCTGATATCTCACGCCGTCATTGTAGTCTCCGGTTGGGATGTCATACAGCATTGCATTTGATGTCGTTACTTTCAAAATCTTCCCGTCATATTCCTTGCCGTTAGCTGTTTCGCTGATCTTTGTCCCTCTCTTGCTGTCGAGATAGTATGTCAGGGCAACCAGCGCGTCACTGTTGATCTGCCGGTCATAATCAAGTGCTCCTCTCAATCCCGTGTAAAGCTGGAAGTTCATCCTGTACTTAGGATTCCCAATCACGTCCTCACCGATCTTGACAGGCCCGGTTGAATAAAGCCCGGCGTCACTGTCGGCTGCTTCCGTGTAATCCACATGAATACCGCCATTGAAGGCATCCAGCACATTGCTTTCTGTCAGCAAAGTCTTCACTGTTTCAATCACATTCATCATTTCTCAAAGTTTCCTCTGGCAATTGCAGCAGCACCACGCCCAATGTCATCTCCATGATCTGCAACCATGCGCTCAAACCAATGCGGCCCTGCCTGCGGATTTTTTGATGTATTGTGCTGCAGCTTTCTGCCGCCTGGATCCATGATCTTTCCTACCCCCGGCCGGGACCAGTGCCTGCCTGTCTTTGGATCATAGAAGGATCCCTTCAATGTGATCGGATCTACCATCAGATTGCCATAGTACTGATACCTGGCATACGGCGTTGCCTGTACAAGTTTCCCTGATCCGATGACTGAGTTGAGCCTGACGGAAGCCATCAGCGCGCCATTCAGAAACGGCGTATACGGATCCATCAGACGAATGCATTCATTGTCGATGTACCACTGTACCTCACCGCCATCATCCAGACCATGGTTTTTCATGATATCGTTGACATTTACGTCTAATCTGGCCACAATGGTCATCTTCATTTGCAGGATACCTCCCAGTGGCGCATTCTTTTGCTGCCATAGCCTTTATAATCGGCCCGCATGATAGTCAATCCACCAGCATCATGAAGGGCCTTAATTCCTTCAGAAATGCCCTTCTGCGTTGTGCAGTCAATGGTGATGTCTGTGCTTCCTTCAATCAGAAAATCTTTCCCTTTCGTGAACTTCAGATCTTCGTTTCCTTTGAAATAGCACTGCGCAGATTCCTGGTAATCAAGCCCCTGCCGACTGGCTGATGCAATACTTGTGCTGGTATAGAAACAGTGAGGAATAACGACGGGTTTGTAATTCTTGGATAGAAGAAAAAGAGTGCATGATGTATTCGTATACATATCAGTTACCACCCACGCCCCTGAAAAGCAGACCAGTTGTCCGGAGATAGACAGCTGCAGCCATGCGCGCTGTTTTGTACGCTGACTGCGTTCTCTGCTCAAGCGTGTTATTAAGATATGACGCTGACCACTCGCCAACCTTTTCCGAAGCAATGCCAACCGGGACAGCTTCATCAGAAGATAATTCCAGTGCCTTATACAGCTCTTCAACTGCTGCGCATGTCGCCAGTTTAACCTCATCACCATCTGTATATGAGTCAGATTTTTCCAGTGTCAGGTCTCTGATCAGTGCCTCCGCCAGCCGTTCATAGTATGGGAATCGCTTTTCGTCGATATCCGGTTCATCTCCATTCAGGTAGGTATCTTTGTAATAGGTATAGTCAACATAGCTCATGTCATGCACTCCCTTCGATAATTGAAAAGAAGCACCCTATTCAGATGCTTCCTTATCTGTAGTTTTCTTGTCTTTGCCTGTATCCTTTTCAGGCGTTATCGGCTTATCCTTTGCCGGCTTCTTTGCCTTCTTAACAGGCGGAATATAACCAACAATCTTAGACATAGTTATACCTCTTAAGCTGTTGCTTCCTTCATGCAGGAATAAATGCCAGATACCTTGTTATCGTAGACCTCGCAAATTCCATACAGATGGAAGAAGAACTTCCACCAGTCACCATCCTGATTCTCAACTGGATTGATAATCTTGTTAACAATATCCTTAGTCCACTGCATAATTGCACTTCCGGAAATGATCTGGAACTGCAGATCTGTTGCACCATCGGCCTTTGCAAATCCGCCCTTGTCTTCTGTATCTCTACCGGATAACAACTTAACGGCTGAAACAAAACGTGGCTGTGGAACAATTGTTGCATCGGCAAATCTTGCAAGAATTGCCCGGCTCTCAATGGTCTGCATGTTGTTTACTGCAGTCAGACCATCAGACGTGATAAACAGATGTCTGTCATTCTGCGGCACTTCTGCGTTATCCATGTCAACTGTTGCATTAGACAGAGCTTTAACCCAAACAGCGCCATCGTTTGGATCAAGTGTCTTTGTCAGCTTGCCTTTGCCCTTTGTGCAGTATGTTGCCAGACGGGTTGCGTCAAGTTCCGGAACTGCCTTAGTTCTTAAGAATTCACCAGACAAAGCACCGAATGCCAGACCTGCGGATTCTTGATTGTCCATCTTCTCAACAATGAATACTCTTGCACGGTCAATGTTTGGTTTCTTGGTCTCGAATGTCAGAGATACTCCACCCTCTGGATATCCAGTTTTACGGTTGTATTCTCCAAGACCATCCATATCCATTACCGGGATCTGGAACTCATTGCCATTAGCAGTCATAGATACTAATGCACTGTTACCGTCAAGGTTAGCAGTTACAGATGCGTTCTTGTAAACCTCATCAAGTAACTGGATCTGCGGCGTGAAAAATTTGATATCATTTGCAGACATAATTAAATACTTCCTTTCATTTTATTTTTTGTCTTCTGCTGGTAGACCCATAGCAGCTCTTACTTTGGCCATATAAGAAGTTTCCTTAATAGATGGCTGCTGACTGGAAGGATTGGTCCCAGTAATTGGATTGTTGATTGGCTGTCCTTCGCCAAACAGATAATCATTGCTCTTCTTGCATGCCTCTAATGCGGCTGCAATGTCGGTATCCTGATTCTTAGATGCCTTCAGAGCATCCAGATCAAGCAGTGCTGCAATAGCCTTTGCGTTTCGCCCACCTGCTTTGGTAATCGATGCATTCAGCTTATCCTTGAAGTCACGATCTTTGATGTTTGCATCATATGCCGCCTTGTTGTCTGCGATGGTCTTGTTCAGCTTCTGGATCTCTCCCTGAAGCTTGTCAACATCCACCCCTTCAAACTTTTTCAGCCCCTCTGTTGCCGTGTTCAGCTGACTTGTCAGATCATCAATCTTCGGCTGCAGTTCGTCTGTCTTCGACTTTTTGGCTGCTTCAATGTCAATGCCATTCAGCTTCTGCACGCCTTTGATCTGATCCTCTGTCAATCCCAATGCTGTGAGTTCTTCTTTCTTCATCTTGTCTTTATCTCCTCTTAGGTCTTTTAGGGGTTTTGACCATCCCCGATTCCGATAGCGTTTTAGGCCCGCCGGCCATGATGAATGTGTTAACCGGACTATTTAAGGTCTGATCACCTGACCAATAGAAAAGCGCCCATCTCTGGACGCTTGATTATTTTGCCGAGCCTCAATATACTTATAATAGAAGTAGGGCGCGGAATTTTGAGTTCTGTTGCTCTACTTCTTTTTTTGGCCATGCATTCTGATAACTATTATTAATCTATTTCCGTTTTTCAGAATTACGTCAATATCCTCATACTTCTGATAGAATTTCAGCTTATCTGTCACCAACTTTATTGCTTTCTCATCGGTCAATGCCTGGCCGGTGTTTTCGTTCTTAACAACATTTAACACCAGGCCGCCGACATTTGGTAATATCTGCGTAATACCTTCAGATATTTGATTATGAATTGATGATTTACTTGAAATGCGTTTGTATTCCCACAAATGATCATCACCAGTGATATCCCATGAAGAATCTGCGGTATGCTCATTTTCGACTGTACTTTCCTTCTTTAGGGTAATATTTCCGCCAAAGGTACCGGCAAGCCAATTGGCAGTATTTCTTTCATCATCATGTGAACTGTTCTGCACATACCCCGGTTCCATTGTTACTGTGCCAGGTCCTTTTGAAAGATGGCTGATATATTCCGCTGTGACATCTTCAAAGTTTTTCGGAAGATCATATTGCAAACTACTTGTCTGCGTTTCTGCCAATGGCACTTTGCTTGATCCGCCTGATACCACTGGAATACTACTTGAAGATCCAGTCTGCATCCCGCCAGAGAATCTCTTTGCATTGATTCCGGTGTATACCCGGTTGATCTGTTCGGGCAGACCAAACTCTTTGCTGAAGTCACGGTACTCTTTGTACAGGTCATTCCTTCTGATTGTCTGTGCTGCTATGGAATCATGGCTTGCTCCTCCCTCTTTCAGCATTGCTATTTTCTCATTGCAGGCCCGCATCTTTGTCTCTAGCTGTCTCTGTCTCTGCGTTGCCTCGTAGATCGTGTATCGCTTGCCCTTCCATTCTTTGGCCTCAAGGGCTTTCTTCCGCATGTCTGCCAGCTGATCGTCGGTGTACTTGCGCACGGATATGCCTGGGATGAAGGCATCATAGTGATGGTAACAGTTCCATCCCAGCAGACCGGGACCGGTACCTAGCCCACATATATCAATCAGCTGCTGTTTCGTATACACGCGCCCCTGCCATACCATGTGCGTTGGGCGCGCTGTCGCATGCGCCGATACTTCAAAGCACTCAGTATGCAGTTTTTTGGCATTCTCCTCTGCGATCTGTCCTTCCACCTGGACAAGACCGGTCATGACTGCACGCCTTGCCGCCACGTCTATGCGGTTGTGCCATGGCTTCTTTCCCGGATTGTTGTAGTCAACCCATCTCATGCCGCTGGATGCCATCTCGCTGACTGCTTTGTTCAGCGCCTGATCATAAGAAAACACACCGGTTGAGATCTCGGTGTGCACTTTATCCAACAAATTGATGAAATACGTATTTGCATCACTGAACTGCATTGTCGATGGATTAACAAATCCGGTTGTCTGTGTGATGTTTACCAGCGTATCATGCGTCTGCTTCATCACAGAAGTGATCAGCTGCTGCAGCGCGGCATTCTCTTCAAACGGGATCCATTCTGCGCCAGTGGCTTTATAAATTGCTTCATCGCGCGCATATCCCTGCGCAATGACATCTTTATACAGCTTTTCCAGCTGCTCATCACTCAGATCAAGGACCTTCATGATCATCTTTTCGTAATTGCTGCGAAAGGCTGATTGATGCCTCAGTCTCTCCAGCTGGTAGTCAGCTGTACGCGTGATCTGTCCAGCCTGCTTTATCCGTCGGCAGATATCCAGCATGGTATCCAGTTCCAGGGCGCGCATGATCTGAAGAATCCGCTCCGGGATTCCTTCTGTTTCCATGTCGTCAATGAACATGGAATAATCAGCTCAATGGCTCCTCCGGCTGCTCAGACTGAATCTCGGCAATCTTTGCTCTAGCGGTCTTTTCATCTTCCCCATACCACTTCATGCGGTAGTCCACCTTGGAAAGAAGACCGGCCGCAAGGTCCATTCGATCTTGTGCTCTCTCTGTCTCTTCATCCGTCTTGATGCTGTCATGGAAGGTACACTCGAAGCCAATATCATCGCTGTACTTTGCCATATAGAAGGCAAGTGCATAGGCAAAATCCATCAGGCAGGTTTCCAGATTCGACTGAATGGCAGTCACCATGTTGTATTTCCGATTCTTGGATGCTGCAATCTCTGTGGCAGTCTTCTCAACAGCTTCATTCTTTGACAGATCACCATATGCCAGGCAGACATTGAACTCAACCTGACGCTTGTATTCATTCAGACCGGCTATGTAATTTGTGTCCCTGAGAGCCGGGGAATGATCTTTAATCGGTTCCGTACTGTCGCCATCAATATCCATGCCGACAAACATTCTCTCTTTTCCTGTCGGTGCTTTCCAGCGATAGCCCTGCCTGTTCTGCTGTTTGCCTCCTTTCTGAAAGATTGTATAGTCTCCGAACACCATGCGCTCGCCAGACTCATACTCCCAGTCAACCCGTCCAAACTGCTTGTCTGCGGCTTTGATCTGCTCAACTGCGTCCTCAAAGATGGAAACAGGGTTGTCTGATCCATCCACACGATTAGGAACAGGATTCCGATAGTATCCAAAGTCCATGCGGGCCATGCCCGGATAAGCCACATCTTCCGGCAGATCCGCCCATTCCTGGACATCAGTAAGCGGGATCTGACTGCCAATAGAGGAAATGGATCCTTTGAAAGCTCTGTTGGCAATGTGCAGCTGATTGTTCACCAGCTCATGCAGTTCAACCCGGTAGTAAGCAGTAGTATCATCGGTCATTTTCACCTGGACAAATGCACATCGGGAAAGTCGCTTCTGTGAGTCGTACTCAAGCGGGATGATTCTGTCTGCCGGAATGAATTCATATTTCCCCGTATTCCCCAGCGGCTTCATAGCAAAGGACCCAAGCCCAAGCGCATTCTGGAATTCGCCATTCATCGAATGCACGGCGTTCTGATATACCGTGTTCAGCTGCTCATCAGGAAGACTGGTGTCCATTTCCGAAAGGGCGACATTGGCAAATTCCCGGCAGATAGCACTTTCCAGATGAAGCGAAGTGATTCCTTTGCTTTCATCAATCCATGGTGCCTGCCCTTTCAGCATGCGGTCCCACAGATCCATACGGTTAAGCATGGTATTTGTAATTGCGATCTTCTGACCGGTTATCTGCTGTATCTGGGATCTGTTAAACATGCGGTCAATCACTCCTTTCAGCCATTGAATTAATCTTGAAAACATTACTGTCCCCTCCGTTTCCATACGGGGTACATCGCATATCTGACGCTGTCGATCGCATGGTTATTCGCGTCTGGATACCCTTCGATCACCTGCCCGTCTTTATCCCGCTCATACTCGTACTTTGTAAACTCTTCTGCTGTTGCGGGGCAGTCATCCGGGTCAATCACAATCTCAGCCAGTGACTGCAGCCATTTGATGGAGTAGCGGACACTGTCAGGGCCTTTTTTCACGCCTCTGGCGGGCATGCCGTATGTCTTCCAGTCTGCGATGCTCTTTGGCTCCGCCGAATCACAATATACAATCGCATCATCAACATTCTGAATGTAATTTCCCTTTGAATCCTGAATATCAAATCTGTCGCGTACTGCACGGGCTGTCTCCTCATTGCTCATCTTGGTGGCTCTTAGCTCACCATAAATGAAAAGCCGCATCTCAGCGGCGTTGTAATACATTCTGGAGAAGTGGAACGGATCTGGATACCAGCCCCAGTCCACTCCCTCATATATCCGGTCAAACTCTGCACGCTCATCAGCTGTAATTTTCCGGACAGTAACATTGTCGAACACCATGCCGCCGGTGCCGTTTGCTTTTCCGAGGTATTCATTTTCATACGCGGCCGGGTTCTTGGCCTTCATCTCTTCGGCTTCAGCAATCCAGTCTTTGCCAAGCCATGATCTGGGCACGTCAAGATAGGAAGACAGGCTGTCATACCTGTTATCAGATGGCTTAAGCACATACTCATTCGCCCAGTTGATAACCGACTTAGGCGGGTTGAATGACTTGAAGATCCAGGCATCATCACCACCGCGCATGGCTGACTGCTGAATATTTCGCACTGAATCAGGCCCATTGAACTGGTCAAGCTCTTCAAACCAGAGCAGGCCAATGTATCCCTTTGGAGGCTTGATCGATTTAATCTTGCCAACATCGTCCGCACCTCTGAAGAAGATCACCTGGCCAGTGCTCTTCCTGGTGATCTCTGCCGGGCTCTTTTTCATCTTGAATTCGTCCTGAAGACCTAGCTCATAAATGGCCCAGACAAGCTGGTTGTAAACTGATCCGGCAATGGTGTTGCTTACCTGCCTGAGCACAAGGGCATTCAAATCAGGATGCCTCATGATCAGATCGATGATGACCAGGCTGATGAATGAGGACTTGCCGGATCCTCGGCCACCTCTCAGACAGTATTCTATGTGTCCATGTTCATTGGCATCCTGCAGGATCCTGGCAAATGGCCAGGCAATTGAAAGAGCAGGAATACCTTTGTACTCCTGCCCTGCTTTGGCGTTCTTACTGGCCTCATACTCTTCCATCTCGATCTTGTGCTGATCCTGCTTAATTTTGAGCTCGGCCCGTTTGATCTTGAGTTCTTCCTCTTCTGCCTGGGAAGAACCGCCATAAACGATTTTGTTAATAGCCTCGAAAGCTTTGACGTTACCTTTGCGGACCTGATTGTACATGGCAGCTGCAGCCACCATCTCGTTACTATCAATCTGATCAGGGTCAACAGCCAGGCTTGCAGCAAGCTTCTTTCTATCGTCACTGTTTGGAGGCATGGCCAGTAGTATCTTTAGGCGATCTTTGATGTCCTTTTTTTTAGCTCTAGTCTTAGCCCCTGTCTTGCCCCCTTTTGACCTAATTTTCCTTTGTTCATCCTTTGATCGCTCAGGCAATGGAATGAGGTTCTTCTCTGTGGCCTTCTGTGCCCTGCTCCGGGGCTTTCTGGGCACCTTCTTTGCATCAGCCATAGAATTACACCTCCTTTCCTAGATTGCTCTGTATTTTCTCAATTTCGGCCTCCTGGTCTAGTATTTAATATCTATATAGTAATTAATGCTTATTTACTCTCTATAATAGTTATTAATAACTATTAGAGAATATGGTAAATCATTTTGAAATTGTCTGTCATGTTCTTACCCCGTTCTGCGTTCTCCACCACAGGCGATATGGTCGGCAGCTGTGCATGTGTCCGGTGTCCCAGCACCTTGCCTCGCAGTTCGTACAGGGACAGGTATACAGCTGATTCAGGCGGCGCAAGGCTTCATGGCTTTCATCTTCACTATCTGGTACTCTGATCACATCATCATCCATACGAAAAAAGATCAGCTCTTTCAATGCTGATCTCTACGGTATTAATATAGCATGATGCATGTCAACACATGTCAACATTTGTCCACGGATTCTACAGATTTAATATAATTTCTGTACCATCGTTTCCAAACATTCTGTGCAGTCTGCCGTGTAGTAGATCCGTACATAGCCAGTGCTGTTTCACGCCATGTTTTGCCAGATAGAAAATGGTATCTGATGATAGCTCTAATCTCATGATCATTGATGCTATCTATCCATGTCTCTATCTGTTTTGCCTGGTCAATCATTTCATTAGATTTACGGTTCAGCTCATCTTCCAATTCAATGATTTTCAAGGCAGCTCTGGCAGTTGGGTCACCTGGTGTTGTACCATGCGGCATACCGCCTAATGACGGCGACCGCACTGCCAATGCTGTGTCGTTAATCTGAAACTGTATAGCATTGATCTCCTTGCACAGATTGCGATATGCATACAAGTCATCAATTGTCACTGTCATCGTCCTCATCATCGTAGTCTATATCATCATCGTCGTCTTCGTCCCTGAATACACCATTATGAACAGCCTTGATGGATACGATAACGAACAGGATAATGCCTATAATCATTAAACCGATAGTCACTTTCAAAACCTCCATAATTATTTTCGACAAAACGTATCCAATGAGCATCACGATATCTTTCACTGTTTCAATCATTCTGAGGATGATCCATCATGTCCAGATCTATTTCAACCTTTCGAACTGCACGTGACACATCTAGCATATGATTGCCGACAAGATAGATGTCATTAACGGCAGCTGATCTCAGTGCAAGGTTAACCGCTGATTGAAGATCAACAATATCTGTAATGATGTCATCCTTCGTTCTCTTCATTGCCTTCTCTCCTTTCTTCCCGTTTGTACGCTATGTAATGACATATTTTTTCTCCTTCATTTTCTGTAATCATATTAGAATAATTTTCCGTTTTCGTATTTATGCAGATCATTCCATGCCTGGTCATGAATGATGTCATTGGATATGCCGCGCCCGCATCCAGGGCAGAAATTTCCATGGTTTTTTGGATTTATCATTCTGTAACATTCGCATCGGTATTCTTTTCGGCTTGTCTTTGTAAACATCGTTACTTGAATGATAGGATGCGGCTTCATTCTGTCCTGCTGTTTTATGTCATTATCCATAATCAGCTTTGGATCGAATCTTGATTCGCATGAATACGCTGGAATCATGTTTTTATATTCAAGATCATATCCTTCACCATTGTGGAATTTTTTTGTAATATCCCAATTTCTTAAATTCTGACCACAGTAATGACAGTAATGATCACCAGTATCAACCATATACCCGCATCGCCGGCAATAATCAACGCTCTGTTTTATCACCCATACCCATGGCTCTTCACGTGTAATAACTGGCAATGGCTGCCAAAGCGGAATCATTTTTAATTTTGGATCATTTGGCACTGGTATATGTTTGGTGAATCTTTCCATATCGCTGTTTTTGTAGAACTCAGCTGCTGTTTCATCAACTTCATTGGTTGCCAGCAGTTCTTCATCAGTCATATCATCTGAATTTGCTGAATCAATTTTTTTCTGCTTCTTAGATGCAATCTTATGTGATCCGCCAAAGATATCAAGCTGTTCAATGCTCATATGGTTTTATGATCAGAAGTATCACGATCAATAGCACAGCCGCAATCGCCAGTGTCCTGACGAACCATAAGATCATCCAAACCATGGCGTGCAGCAGTGCGAACACAACGGTGATCATCTTTTCTTCTTCTCACCGAAAGCACACCAGAAGGTGGTAGTAACTGGAACTTTCAGCTTGCTACATGAGCTGACACGGCATCCACTGGACATCATTTCCCACTTCAGATGCTTGCACTCATGGCAGAATGTCACGCTGATCCAGTGATCGTCAACATCGTGTGCTCTCTTCGGCATGTAACCGCCGTCATCAATTTTCACTTTCATTTTTCTTTCTCCAAAATCTCTAATGCTTTGAAAAGCGTAGTGGTCTATGGCTTCTTGTCTGCGGCCATACTCAATCGCAAAGCTTATCATCCGCTGCACAAACCAAACCTGATCACCAGTAGGATCCGTGGCATCAAACCTGTCAGCAAACTGGTCAATTCAGCATTGGCTTCCTGCCAATGATTAATGAATTCGTCTCGATACATTTACATTTCCTACTTTGGTTATCATTTCTTCCACCCCTCGTAGACCTTCGGTGTACCGTCAGCATTCACCAGCATTGTCAACGTTCCTTCGTTGTAACATCCCCAGCTCATGGCATACTCAACGCCTGTCTGTTTGTCATAGACAATCCTGGTATATAAGTAGCCGCCAATCTTTTCAAACATATCCTCACTTTTCTTTTTTTTGTTTGCCTTCACTGCTGTACTGTAATCGTCCAGATCCATAGCAGAGTTGGACGATATCCCATAGCATTGGACGAATCGGATGCTGCATACACCCAGGATGATTGCCGCTGCTATTGCAATAACTTTCTTCTTCATCCGATCTCCTTATGCTTCGTCATGCCGATGCCGTTAGCCGTTGCGTTCTCAATAGCTTTTTGATGGTCACTTGCTGCCATTCTTCCTGGCCGGAATGCATCAACGTACAACTTGGAAATCACTTCAGTCAGTTCGCAGATCAACATCCTGCATTGCTCGCGATAGAAATCTATCTGCTTCAATTCTTCATCCGTGCACCACTCTCGCTGTGCATCAGCGAATCCACTACTCATGTTCATCCTTTCTTCTGCCATTCCAGTAATTCTGCCAGCAGATCCGGGTCTTTTCCTTCCGGCTCTGGCTGTGGCCTATTCATGTAGTCTGGCAGACTTATCTCTTTTCTTCCTTGCCCACTGCGATCAGGTGAACACTTCACCAACCGCTGGTTCAGATAGTTCTCAAACTTCGACCCGAACAATGTCTCTGGCCGTAAGTACTGCTGCATACGATCATCCATGAGCCATTCAGCACACTTTTTGTCGATCACAGTTTTGCAGTCCTGCACGGTGTATCCCTCATTCAGCCTGGCGGTCACATGGCGTATATTCCCTTTGGTGTGCCGATAGTGTGATCCCGTTTTGGCGTTGAGGTAATCGATAACCTCCGATGCTTCTTCTGTCGCACGTCCATCAGTGGCGGTCTTGACATCAGCTTTTTCCTCACGTCCAACAGTGGCGGTCTTGGTGCTCAGGGAGGTATCGTCCGTGTTCGCTTGCGAACCGGGCAAAATCTTTTCTTTGTTATTTTCTTTTCTATTGTTTATTTGTTTATTTGTTCTATTGTGGGCATCCATTGGTACATTGACTGGTACATTCACTGGTACATTGACTGGTACATTCACTGGTACATCGGTTGGTACATTTCCACCACGGTAGTGCTGAAAGTCCGCATATTTATTGACTTTTATGACCATGCACTTTTCGTGCTTTTTCATAGAAATTTCGCCAGTTGACTCTAATTTTTTCAGCACTTTTGATACCGTTCTGTGATCAAGGTTTAATTCTTCAGCAAACTTACGTATTGACGTTACGAATGATCCTCTGGGGATCTCAATACCACGCCACCGTCCATCCTTCCAGTTAGCATCAACAAGGATATGAACCCACACGTATAGAACTGTGGGGCTGTCCCACCATTCCCACTCCATGATCTGCCGATCAATGGATACGAATCCGCTCATGGTTCTCTGCCTTTCCTCTGCGTCTGGCCTAACAGTATTTTTCTGAACATCGACTCAAATATAGGAACCGGAATACTGTTGCCCGCCTGTTTATACAGTGCAGTGTAATACCGCCCTCGCCGTTCCTGGCTGCTCTTGGCCCGATTGAAGTCATCATCTGTGTAACCTTGTAACCGCCAGCATTCACGCTCTGTCAGATACCTGTACCTGTCGCATCCGCAGTCGATCACCTGTGCAGGTGTCCTGTCCTGACGTGTGGTTATGGTATAAGCATAGTCACGTATCACAGTTGCCCTTTTGATCCCAGTTCTGCCGATCGCTCTTAACACCGATGGCTGTGTCACATCATAGACATGCGGCACAGCGTCATTCGGCTCTAAGAATATGCTGATAGGTTCCATTGGTGCTCTGATCAGATCGGTGAAACTAAATGGATTCAGCTGATCACCACCCAGAACTGATACTGTGAAACATCGTTCCCGATACTGTGGCAATCCGAAATCACGCGCATCCAATACAGCATTTGATGATACATAGCCCATACGTTCCATTGCCTCACAGTATTTCATGTAGTTCTTCAGCATGTATCTGGACAGAACATTCTTAACGTTCTCCCATATGACGATTCTGGGCCTCCACACGCCCATGCTTTCAATGATATGAACAGTTGACCACATCAATGAAGATCGTGTCCCTGTGCCCTCCGATGCGCCTTTACGCAGGCCGGCAATAGATATGTCCTGACATGGGCTGCCATGAATAAGAATGTCAGGCTTCAATGTCCATTTAGTGACATCCTGCGGTACATACCGGATCTGATCGGAAAACATTGCATTGTATGATCTCACTGCATCCTGGTCGATCTCGACATAATCAATTGACTTTACCGGGATGCCAATATTACGCAGGGCAATCCGTGGTGATCCGATACCGCCGAACAGCTCTAATATCTGTATCATTTAGAACGGAAGATCCTCTCCCGAGATGCCCATACTCTCAGCCATTTCTTCCTGCGCTGTATCTTCTTTCTGTGACCGCTTTGATTCAATGGAAACTGAATTGGCATGTACCTCTGTCACATGTACGTTGATGTCATCCCGGTTCTTATACGATCTTGTCTCCAGTGTGCCGGAAACACCGACCATATCACCCTTCTTCGCATACTTGCAGATGAATTCAGCTGGCTGTCTCCATGCGACAACGATGATGAAATCCGCCGGATACTCTCCGTTAACCTTGTAGCCTCTGTTCACAGCGATTGTGAACTGACATACTGAGATGCCAGAGGCTGTCTTTCTCATTTCCGGGTCTTTTGTAATCCGCCCGACCAGTGTTACTGAATTGATGTTAATCATTGTCTTTCTCCAAATCTTTCCGACCAATAGTCTGTATTGATGCCGATGCTTTCCGCATACATCAGGGCAGAATCTATCAGTTCATTCATTTCCTTTGTATCCATCTTCGATGATCCAAGATAGGCTTTGACCATAACCGTCTTCGTCCCGCCATGGTCCCGTTCCTGCACAACTGTGCATACCCGGAACTGCTCCCGGAATGCTTCATATGCTTCTTCAGTGCACTCGAAATAATCACATTTGGCACCGGTCATCTGCAGCAGCATACAGTAGATATTCATCTCATCATCAGCGTTCCGCTGCCCGTTCTCTGTTATGCAGATCTCACCGATCAGTTCCCATAGAAGTGCATTCTGTGCCAGTGTTCGTTTGTTCTTCTGTTCCCGAATATCAAGTGTGTACCGCTTGTCCTTCTCCAGCTGCTGTGCATCCCGCTTTGACATATAA